AAATGGAATTTAAACCGACGAATAGAGGTCGTAAAATAAATAAAAAAGGTCCTTATGACATTTAAATGGGATGGTAAATCTAGACCAAGCAACAAGGCCTATAATGATAATTATAATAAAATTTTTAAAAAAGATCATGATAAGTTTAGTAAACTACAACAAGAACAACGGGACCTTGATGCAAGTTACCAACAATCTAAAAGAAATAGACAGGAACGTGATGATAAAAAAAAGTAATAAATACAACTATATACAAGGAAAACAACTCACGGATCCTGGAACAGGGACCAGGGTTTATGATATAGTTGGTACTAGACTTCCTAGCGTAACTACGATATTAGGCGCTACAAAAAATCAACAATTTTTAAAAGATTGGAAGGCCAAAGTTGGAGAAGAAAACGCAGAACGTATCAAGAATCATTCTAGTGCACGGGGCACCTGCATGCATAAATTCTTGGAACATTATGTGCTCGGCACTGGCTGTGTTGATCTTACAAGCATCGGACAAGAGGCGCGTCCCATGGCCGACAAAATTATTGAGATTGGTCTTGCGCCAGTGGAAGAGTATTATGGCTCTGAAGTTATGTTACACTACCCAGGTCTATACGCAGGTTCAACAGATTTGGTTTGCAATCATAATGGCAAAGAAACTATTGTCGACTTCAAACAAAGTAATCGTCCGAAAAAAGAAGAATGGATCGAAGACTATTACTTACAGATTGCCATGTACGCAATGGCACACGACTACGTCTACGGCAGCAAGATTGAACAAGGAGTTATCATGGTCTGCACGCCTGACTTATATTATCAAGAGTTCAAAACAGAAGGTGCAAACCTTCGAGCCTGGAAACACAAAGCACTAAAACGAATCGATATGTATAATGAACTTATACACGATGAAAAAGAAAGAACCAAACCAATGAAAGCGGAGGACTTTACAAATGAAAAAAAATAAATGGGAATTACATGGCTATTACTTTGATGGTAAAACGTCATGGGTAATGTACATTGATAAAAATGGCAACATTAAGACAAGGAGATGGAATGAACGATAGATTGTTTAGAACGATTCTAAAAAGATATGAAGCTGAAATTGAAGATGCAAATTACAAGATTGAAGCTATTTGTGAACACAATTTAGTTATACCAGAACACGTTGACATTACAGGAGAAGTCGACAAACAGCTTGAACGCATTGCAGGGGCCGAAGACAAGTTGGCAGCAATGAGAAAATACTATGGCGAAAAAAAGGCAGATAGAAACATATTGTGATAAATATGTCACAATTGTGGCATAAATACACTTTAGAATCATTCTAAATACTCCAGTGTATATGTATGGTAAAAAAAATAAAAATAAAAATAAAAACTACTATAAAAAAAGTGTCTTTTCTGTCACTTTGATTAAAAGTGTTGGTATACATAGCTAATGTCTGCCAAATTCTTGTTTTAAAAAGTGTCATGTGACAGATTATTTTGTCACCTTACATAATATTACAGTTTGCCTATGCGCGCGCGATACAAAAAACTAGAAAAACTGATTTTTTTTAGATACATATACAGAAATGAAATCCAAAAGAAAATCTAGACGAATTAACAGCTACACTAAACCTAAGACTGTTAAACAAGACGTGCCGTTTCCATACAAACGTGTGCGAATCGATTGGATTGATATCATCACTGAAGGTGGTTGGGGTTCTGAAGTAGAGTTTAAAAATATGAAACTAGCTACGCCTGTTAGTGAAGGTTGGTTGTTTAGTAAAGATGATGAGACTGTAAGAATTTTTGCTGGCTATGATGTTGAAGCTGATGGTTCTATTCACTTTTCGGAGCGGTCGGTTTTTCCAACTTCTTGTGTGAAGAAGATAACTCGGATTCACTAACGTCAATGATGTCATCGGTTAACAAACTTGCGTAGTCTTCTTCAATCTGTGCCATCTTCATTTCTAGTTGTTCTTCTGTCATATCTTCTAATTTGCCATGTTTTATTATTTTTCTGTCTATGTATAGTCCTCCTGCCTTGCCTCGATTTGTTTCAGCGTTTACAGCAGCAGAGAAAGAATTCTTTTTTAAAGCCAAGTCTTTAATTCTAGCTAATTCAGCTACGTGTCCTTCGTAATTAACTCCAAATTTTAAGTTTCTTTCTTGTTTTAATTCATCTAAATATTTGACTACAAGCGGTGCCTGTTTGGGGTTGGTAAGTTCTGCTCCCTCTTGCCTACATCGTTTCTTACTGTAGCCAGCCAGCTCGGCTGCTTCAGCTTTGTTAACCGGTCCTTCAGGACCGCCAAATACCAAATATTCGGCAAATCTTTTTTGCATTTCTGTTAATCTTTTTGGAACACCCATATTGACTTTTTAAGGTAACTATCCTATATTGTCAATACTATGAAAGACAAACGTACATACAATAAATTGAAAGAACACGGAGAAGACATGACACATGAGAATGAAGTTAAGACTACAAAAGACCCTGAGAGTTCTGTTATTGCTGCTTTAACAGAACAATATAAAACAGACTTACACAAATACAAAGAACGAGAAGGCTTGCATATTAAAACTCAAAACCAATTAGATGCTACAAAAGCAATTGTTATGGAGATGGCTGGCACGATCAGACAAATACATGGTGAGAATGAAAATTTAAAAGCAGAAACAGCTAGACTTCAAGAACAGATTCAACTATTAGAGATGCAGATAAAAAAATAATGCGAGTTCAAGACTTACAACAATTTTTATCTAGTTTCACAGCAGCCAATAAAGATGGTAGTAGACAAGGCAATGCTATTTCTAATGCCGTCATTATGGTTCAAATTAATGGTCATTTAGAAAAAGTAGTTAGAATGGAAGTACAAGAAAACAGCACACCAATCATAGGTCATAAAGGCCATAGTGCACATCGTCTTGTATTAAAAACAGTTAACCAACAAATACTAAACATACCACCAAAGCTGCAAATTTAAGCGCAGTGGTTACCTTGAAAAACATATGGGCCCAGAGGCTAAATTTTATCAAAATGTTAAGCAAAATTTTAAATCTTTTTCGCTTATTCGACTTGAAAATCTTAGCTTACTTGGTACTCCTGATCTATTGGTCTGTAATACTTCTGGGCACTTTTGTACTATAGAATTAAAGGTTACTAAAGGTAACAAAATCCGATTCAGCCCTCATCAAATTGGCTTTCATATTAAGCACCCTCACAACACATTTATCTTAGCAAAGGCCCTTGGTCCTTTGCCCCCTAAAACTTCTCCAATATCCATGTACCGTGGTTCTCGGATAGAGGAGCTTGTTACTTCAGGCTTGTCGCTTGACGCTTGTGGTTACGGTTGGGATGCTTGTCGCTTGTTAGTTGATCAGGTTGGTTCGAAAGCTTGATACTTGCTGCTTGTGACTTGCTTGTCGCTTGTGACTTCATGAGGCCCGAATCAGGCGTACGCTCGCACTCACCGTCGCGAGTTCTTAAGCTAATAGCCTGATCCGATTTATTACGCTTGCGTAATTCTTTATAATATTTTGGATGTCTAAACATTAGTGTTTACCATATGAAACTACTTTTACAGCAGGATCCCAACATTGTCTACAGCTGCCACACTTACCGCCCTGAGATGGAGCTGGACATGTCGCGTCCTTCTCTACAACCATTGAAGAGTTGGGCCAGGTATCGTTGCGCTGGCCAATCATTGGAGGAGAGAACCTGATAACAAGATTGTCAGGCTTGCTGGACAGGTGGTCCTTTATCCATGCTTCACGTGTTGGCATCCAGTGCTTGGTGTCAGGCGTCTGCCTACATACTTCAAAAATTTTATTTAAATGATCTAGATCCTGGACGTCTCCTGCATCGTGCCAGCGAAAATATTCAGAACGCTTGACCTGAGCTGTCATTGCTTCGATCCAGCGGCTGTCTTGTAATGATTTTAATCTTACATATTGAGCTGCCTTGATGGCTTTGTAACGTGTGTAATTTCCTTTGAGCGCGTAACAGCTGGCGCAGACTGAGCCCTTAACCTTCCTGAGCTTCGAGCCTGTTTTGCACTCCCAGGCTGGCAGGCTGTAACTTAGCCCGGGCATCTTGCTTGTACGTGTCAGGCTGCCTGTAATTTCTTTTGCGTCTTTTACTTTCATAATTTTTTATCCTTTCTTTTATAGGATACAATAACATTGTAATTTTGTCTTGTCAAGCTTGCTGCTTGACGCTTGCAGCTTGACGCTTGCAGCTTGTAACTTGGGCCCTGGTCCTGCAACCAGCGCCAATGATTTATTAAAATTTTTTGTTTGTTCATAATTCCTTTCTATTGACCAGCCAACGCCAGACTGTCTGTGTTCTAGCGGCGGCGGCGCGTTGACTGATCCCAGGTCCATTGCCATTGACCGTAGTCAATACTAGTGGCAGTCATTGTAACCCACAATGGACCAGGGATCAGGGGCGTTGCGGAAAACTCCGAAGAGTGTACTTGGCCAACGCCCAAATCCTACTTGCTTTTGTAGGTGCAAGTCCCCAGAATATTTATAGTTTTGAGTGGCGATAAATATCCAAATGAGGCCAACAAATCAAATATAGTCCTTGACTATCCTATTGTCAAGTGCTAATTTCAAATCATGCAAAATAAAAAAATAGAAAGGAAACACATGAGTAAAATAAGAATGAACACCGAGTTAAGAAACAAACTCTTTAATAAAATAAAAAATGTTTTTGAGAATGAGGACACGCAAGAACGAGAGGCATTTCTTCAAGCAAGGGAAAGTGTAGATCATCACTATAAATATGCAAGTGAACTTGCAAAGTTAGTAGTTGAGAGATCATATCCAACAGATGATGTTGCAACATTAAGACATTTCAAAAAGAAGTATGGACAACCTTGTGATGTTGTAGCAAAAGATAAATGTTTTTATTTTTCGCACAATGAAAATGTTGATGAAGATAACGAACAAGTAGAAACAAAATCACACTTTGATTTTGGTTTGTTTGGCAATCTAAATGGTAGTGAGTATTCAAGTGAAGATGGTAAAAAGTTTGCAGTTGCATACTACCGAGAAGAACTAAAAGCAAAAGATTGCAACCCAGATATCTATGCACAACAAAATGAAAACAAAGACAATCCACATAAGACTAAACATGTTGATGAGTGTATGAAAGCATTAGGACATAGTAGTAGTTATAATAGTGATGATAATGCTATTGGTATGGAAAAAGATTTTAATGCGCCATACTATCTTGATGTTATTGGAACATCTTATTGTCGTTCAAGAGCAATAGCTTGTACTAAAGATGAGTACACCGAGTTTGAACATTGGCGAATTGCAAAAGCTAATTTAGTTTCCAAACATCAAACTTGGATTGATACAATTCAAAAACAATGCGATCAATTAAAAATTGGATTGAAAGCATATAGGTATTTGAGTGAGGGTATTGAACTTGCAACTGAACTTGGAATACAAGTTGATGAGGCAGAACTAATTAGAACTAACTCAACTGGTTTGACTATTTATAATCCAAGCAATCTTGCAAGTATGATTAAAGGTATGAAGAACAAACATCAATCAAGAGAGGCGAAGATATTGGCTAGAAAACAATATGAAGAAAGTCTAAATTAGACTTGACAAAGCTATCCTACTTATGGTAGGATAGCCCATACAAATAGAAAGGTATAATATGGAAAACAACACAACATTTAAAATAACTTATTATTCTAATAAGGACAAAAAACACATAACAAGAAACGGCAAGTGGACAGATAAGTGTAGATATTGGACTAGTAAACAAGGTGCTAAACTAATGACATACTTTGACATGGACGCAGATAATTATAGAACTGCCAAAGGCAGTTGGAAAGTGAGGTTGTAATGGAAACACAAATTTGGACTTTAATATTTATAGGCTATGCGATTGGATTTGTTATAATTGCATACTTTGGAATATCTGGAACTAATGACATTATTAATTTTAAAAACGAACAATATAGACAAGAGCAATTAACTAAAAGCTTTGAAAGGAATAAGAACAATGCCAAATAAACATTTTTGCCAAGGACCACATTGCCATGAACAAACTACACAAGATAGGTTTTTAAAATCTAGAGGTGTTATTCGTGGACGATATGCATATGCAAGTATTGATGAGCAAAGATATTGGGGTTGTGGAGATAAATATTTTTGTTCTCAAGCATGCAAGTTTAATTGGTTAGAAACTAATATGGAAAATATTGAACAAGGTCGACCGATAGAGTTTATCAGACACAGACGAGAGAGTGGTGGTTATCAGAAAGTAACTAAAACAAATGATAGTCATTGGGGACCAAGCACATATACTAGTATTGAAAGGGTTGACAATAGGACCGAACTAGACTAGGATAATCCTATTAACAAGAAAGGTATAATATGGAACAAACAAAAACAAATACAACTGCACAAGAGTTCA